AGCCAAAGACTTATGCAATTTATGCAGGTATCTTCCAGCCCAGCACTTGCACCCTTTGCTAAGTTTCAATATATTATTAGAGAGATTGCTAAGTCTCTTGACCTTGACCCTGATAAAGTAACAAACAATATGGATGAAGCAGCTATACAAGCTGAGTTAATGAAGCAGTTCCAACAACCTGCTCCAACTCCAGAACAAGGTGCAGCACCAGCAGGTGCAAACCCAATGGACCCATCAGGTGCAGGTGGTGGTACAATAGGCACAGGCCAAGTACCATTACCACAGGAACAAGGATTTAGTGGAAATGGACAAGGAAATATTCAGCAAGCTCAAGGGGCTGGTCAACAACCCCAAGCAGTGGACCCACTTCAATAGTTATTTAGAAGAGCTTGTTAAACAACAACATCGTTTGATGGAACAAACAGACGATATGATTACAATACATAGAGCGCAAGGTGCTGTTCATATGTTACGTAATATACAAAGACTAAGGGATAGTGTAATAGCCAATGGCTGACAAAGAAAATAAATATACTAATAAAGAAAATGTTTTTGGAAAAAAATATGAAATAAATTCTAAAGAATATGACGGAAAAGAACACTATGTAATAAAATTCAAAGATGGTAAAGAAATGCCAATGTTTGAAGTTGAAGATTTATTATTTAAATATAAAACCGCAGAAGAACCTTTAGCAGGTAGAGAAACTTCAAAACGTATTAGCAAATTTCTTGAAGATAAAAACCCTACTAAAAAAGAGTTTATACAATATTTTTCTGAAATAGAACTTAATAAAGGTGGAACTCCCACAAAAGGATTAATGGGAAAAACAGCAGACTTTCTAAAAAAACTAGACTATGGAGAGTTAGCTGCAGAATCCCTACCTATTGCAGGAGAAACTGCAGCAATTAAACGAGCTTCTGATGCTTTTAGAGAAAAAGACTATTTAGGAGCAGGTATTGAAACTGCAGCAGGAGCATTAGGTGTAGTTCCTGTCGTTGGTGACTTAGCTGGTAAAGCATTACGTACTGCTACTAAAAAGTTTCGTAATGTAAAACCTCTTGAAATTGGGTCTAGTGAACTATTTCAGTCAGGAAAATTGTTAAAAAATTATACTCCGCTAAATACAAAACAGATACTAAAGAAAGTTAACAAAGCTACAGCAGGTAGTAAAGAGGCTAATAAATTAATTAACGCACCATTAACAGAAGGAACTAAAGTAGGTGTTAGATTAAATTTAAACTCTACTATACCTGATATGCCTAAAGGCTTAGATAAATTACAAACATTACATAAAAATAATTATAATGGTAAAGCACTTTCTTACAAGGGTTTTGCGACAGTAGAAAATGTTACATTTAATGTAAGCCAAAAAGGTAGGCAAGGTATTGCTGCTAACATTAAAAAATTAGATGTTCCAGAAGCAAAAAGTAAATTTCCTGCTATGTCTGTAGATGGTAATTATAATAGCACAAGAAATGTACTAGAAGAAATTGATGATACAGTAGTAGAAATTGGTTTTAATCCAGCAAGTGGACATTTATTTGTTGATATGTCAACAGGACAAGCAGTTAAAGGCGCAGATGTTGCTACTGTTGTAGGAGATAGAGTTTTTGCAAAAGGTGTTACTTATATAAAAAAAGCGGATGCACCAAAACCTCTTAATGCAACAGATGGAACAATACTTCCTAGTGAAGTACGATATAGAATGAATAAAGGTGGAGCAGTTACAATGAATAAACAAATGAAACTTTTTGAAGAAGGTGGTCTTAATCAAGAAGGCGGCATGATAGATGCAGAATCAGGTAATGAAGTTCCTGTAGGAAGCACTCGTGAAGAAGTAAGAGATGACATCCCTGCTAAACTTAGTGAGGGTGAATTTGTTATGCCAGCAGACGTTGTACGCTATCATGGGTTAGATAAAATGATGGCACTACGAGATGAAGCCAAAATGGGATTACGTAAAATGGAAGCTATGGGTCAAATGGGAAACTCAGATGAAGCTACATTACCAGAAGAAATGCCTTTTAGTATGGCAGATTTAATTGTTGTTGCGGAAGATGGTAAAGAAGTTGAAATGGCTGAAGGTGGTTATGTAACTATGGCTAATGGTGGTGACCCATCTGCAAGTGTTAGACAACTTGGACCTACATATACTCCTCCAATTTCACAACCAATAGACTTTAAAAAAGTAATGGGTGATGCAAATATTTCTTTTAAAGAATATAGAAATGCAGATGGTAAAAATATTTTAGTTGCATTTATTGGGGGTAAACCAATATACCCTATTCCTGAAGGGTACTCAGAATATACACCTATAACAGGTGAACCTATTAGCCCAGTACAAGAAGTTGTAGAAGCAAGTCCACCGCTGCCACAAGAAGAGGAAGGTGCTAGAGACAGGTTTGGAAATCGTTACGATGGTAGTTATCAGTTAGATATGAGTACCGCAACAAATGCTCAATTAGCAGAAGAAACAAAAAGACAAAACAGTATATCTGCAAAAGCAGCAAGTGGTATTGCTTTTTTAGTTGGTGGTCCAGCCGTATCTGCATTGTATGAATCTGGAAAATCTATTAGTGCAAATAAATTAACAGCAGAATTAGAAAGAAGATTAGAAAATGGTTTAATAGATCCTGCAAATGCTGCACAAGTTAGAGCAGATATAGCGGCATTAAAAGATAATTATGGATATGGAATTGCAGGAAATCTTGTAAAGTATGCTAATAAAGGTGTAGATGCTTTGAGTGAGTTTTTAGGTATTAACTTAAAAGATAAACCACTTGTACAAAACGTATTAAATGCCTTAAGTGGTGGTGCGAATCCTAATAGTTTACAGGCAGACTTTACAGCAAACAAAGGACAAATAACTAGAGGTCCAGATGGATTAGATTCTAGAGTTACAGATTATATAGCAGATAGAAGAAGACGACAACCTGAGTTTGATAGAATGAGTCGTATTAATGATGTACAAGGTAGAGGACCAACAAATTTTTATAGACAGTTAGAGCAGTCACAAGGAACTGACGCACAGGCTGTAGCACCTGCAAATGAGTTTGTAGATTCTTTACCACAAGTAGATGTAACACCTGCAGGTGGTGGTGGTGGAATGAGCCAAAAAGATGCAAATAGAGCTAACCTGTATGTAGATACTGCTTTTAGAGACGATGTTAAAGGAAGTGACGTAGGACTTGCTCAAGCAAGAGAAGGTATTCAAGGCCAAACAATAAGAATGTTAAACGAAGATCCTAGTAGATATCGTATGAGAGACCCAAGATTTAGCACAGCAGATCAGCAAAGAGTAGGCGAAGAAAGTGGTTTAGCTGACATGACTGCAGCAGAATCAATAGCCTATAATAAAAAATTACAAGATGCTCGTGAATCTTTACCAAGTGCTTCCCAGTCACAAGTAAATATGACAAATTTATCTAACCAACAACAGGTTGGTTTATCTAACTTAATGCCAATTACGCCAGCAAGAGATGTTCAAGGTTTTTTAGATGCTGGTAATCAAATGAATCTTATTCCAACAGCAGACCCAAGAGGACCAAGTCAAATTCCACCTTCAACTACACCTTTTCCAATAATTGGAACACAACCTGTAGGTACAAAAATGGGAGCTAATGTGGCTGGTACTAGTGGCAGACAGAATGTTTATAGAAGAGATATTTTTCCTCCTGTTTCTGGTGGTAGTCGTGATGAAATAGTAACGGACGCTGCAGCTTCTATTTATGGGCCTGATGTTAAACTGTATCCAGCAGCAGATTATACTAGCAGCAACCTTTATGGAACAGGTACTCGTGTTCCATCTGTTGGACAAGAAGAATTTTCAGCGTTACGAAGAACAGATAGTGGTGTTAGAGATGTTCCTTCGTTTGGAGATACAGACCCTATTTTAGAGTATGACGATCCTGAAGAACTAAGAGATGCGGCTACTTACAGAGATCCAAGAGGACCAAGTCAAATTCCCTCAACACGAACACCTTTTCCATCTCAAACAGATGTTTCTGCACCATCTGCAGCAGGTGAGTTTGTTGGATCATTACCGACTACAAACAAATTAATACCTACTCCTGCAGATGATGCTGGTATGGGCGCAGCTATTCAAGACCAACAAAGACGTAGAGAAAGCACTTTCGGACAAATGACTACACCTAAACTTGATCCATCTAGTATACCACTTCGTGGTGCAGACGTTATAGGAACTACGAGTAAAACTGCAGATCAAATGGGACGTATAAATGAACCACTAGCGTCAGGTTTATCTGCACCATCTGCACCAGCCGTAGCTGCAAGACCTACAACAGTAGACTACAGAGATGCCCGTGATAAAGGAAATCTAGTATCTGGAGTTCCTTTAACGGCTAGAGGCAATAAAACATATGGTGGAGATAGAGTATACGATATTTCAGTAGGTAATAATACTGGAGACAGTTTTGGTAGAGCGCAACTTAACAATGATATTAAATTTGCAGCAGCTACAGGTAAAGCCCCACCAGTATACATACTATCATCAGGAAGAGAAGTTCCTGCAGACTCTGCTATTGCAGCAGATGATAGAGACAATATACAAACAGGATACACAGGAACTGATGCAGAAAAAAATGTAATAGGTAAAATTTCTGGTGTAGATGGTCTTGCTGGTGTTGTTAGAAAATCTGCTGATAGTAACAAAGCTGCAAAAGCAGATGGCAAAACAGTGTACAAAGACTCATCAGGTAAAGCATATACTCGTAGCACGTTTGGTAATAAAGTAGAAGTAGAATTTAAAAACGGTAATTGGTCTAATAAAACAGATGCTAAAGGTGAACCTGTAAAATACTCAAAAGGTAAAGGTGTTACAAGTGGACATGGTACAAAAAGTGAGCAAGATAATAGTGACGAAAAAGAAGATTCAAAAATTATTTGTACAGCTATGAATGCTTCTTATGGATTTGGTTCTTATCGTCAGGCAATTTGGTTAAACTATTCAAATAAACACTTGACAAAAGCACACGAAGTAGGTTATCATACATTGTTCCTTCCGTTAGTACATTTAGCATATACTAAGAATAACAAATTTATCCGTAAAATATTAGAACATGGTACACGAAGACGTACTGCAGATTTACGTGCAGAGTTAAAGGGTACTAAACGAAACACTTTAGGTCGTATATATCGTTCTATATTTGAGCCACTCTGTTATGGAGTAGGTAAAATTAAAATGGCATTTGGAGAATAACATGGAAGAAGATACACTTCAAGAATATAAATCAACTTTAATGTCACGATATGATGGCTTACAAGATGAAGAGAAAGCCACATTGCGTGGTTTAAATGGTACTGCAGAATCTATGGTTTTAGAAAAATTACTAGGTCCAGAGATGGAAGATGTAGGAATGATGATAGCATCAAGACCTGCACCAACTGCAATGCCTAGAAAACGTGGTTTAGCTACACGATAAACTAGCTTATTTGCTGGCTACTCATCCCCCTACCAACATAGGCTACGGTGGCCCCAGTTAGGAAATAACATGAACGAAACAGTAATGGCTGAAGAGCCAAAAGCAGAAGTTAAAGTTGCATTTGCAACACGTAAATACTCAAATGATGAAAAGCGTAAAGCTGAAGAGGAAGAACTAGAAGCCCTTATAAAAGAAAATAAAGGTGAGGGTGAAGAAGAAAAGGTAGAAGCCGAAGAAGCTGAACCAGATAGTGCAGAAGAAAAAACATTTAAGAAACGATATGGAGACCTACGTAGACATTCTCAAGAAACAAAAACATCCTTAGAAAAACAAATTAATGACCTTCGTAAACAACTTGATAAAAGCACTAAACAAGAAATTAAATTACCAAAGTCAGATGACGATATAGATGCATGGGCAGAGCAATATCCTGATGTAGCAGCAATCGTAGAAACCATTGCAATTAAAAAAGCACGAGAACAGTCTAAAGATTTAGAAGATCGTGTAAAAGAAATAGATGCAATGCGTGAGACTGCTAATAAAGAAAAAGCAGAAGTAGAGTTAATGAAACTCCACCCTGACTTTGGTGAAATAAGAGACAGTGATGACTTTCATAACTGGGCAACAGAACAACCTAAGTGGGTTCAAGAAGCTCTATATGAAAATGATGAAGATGCTAGATCTGCAGCAAGGGCAATAGACCTTTACAAGATAGATAAAAACATCACACCTAAAAAGTCATCAACCAATAAAGAAGCTGCACGTTCTGTAAATAGTAAACAGACACGTAATACTCCAGAAACTGACAGAAGTAGTGGTGGCTTTAAGGAATCTCAAGTGTCTAAAATGACGGCACAAGAGTATGAGCGAAACGCAGATGCTATAATGGAAGCTATCCGTTCAGGACGTTTTGATTACGATGTATCTGGAAATGCTCGTTAAAAGAGATTGACAAATAGAAAAAAATAGATATAACTATAGTCATACTCTTTAGTAGCCCCAGTTTAACTGGTTACCTACTACACTAACTAAATCGCAAAACAAGAAAAGACTTTAAGATTACCTGATAAACATGGCCTATCAAATACATAGTAGCGCAACCTTGTAAGAGATACACCCTACGTAAATCAGCCCCGTGAGTACATTTGATTGATTTGCATCTGTGAAATATGCTATAAATAGGAGATTATAAAATGGCATTTAGTTCCGCAGCAGGTTATGGAAACCTGCCTAACGGTAATTTTAGTCCAGTAATCTACAGCAAACAGGTGCAACTTGCTTTCCGCAAGTCATCTGTTGTAGAAGCAGTCACCAATAACGATTACTTTGGTGAAATTGCTAACATGGGCGATACCGTTAAAATAATAAAAGAACCAGAAATCACAGTTAAGGCCTACACACGTGGTACAACAATTCTACCACAAGATCTTGACGATGAAGATTTCTCGTTGACAATAGATAAATCTAATTACTATGCTTTTAAGATTGATGATATTGAAGACGCACATAGCCACGTAAACTTTATGAGCCTTGCTTCTGATAGAGCAGCTTATAGATTGGCTGACCAGTTTGACCAAGACGTACTTGGTTACCTATCAGGTTACAAACAATCATCCATTCACGGATCACCAGACACAGTTAACGCAACTGTAAATGGTTCTGTGGCAGTTTCAACTGCAGGAACAGATGAACTTCTTTCCAGCATGAAACTAACTAAAGGTGATTTTGGTAACATCACTACCAGTTCAGCAGGAAATCACTCAATTCCTCTGACTCCACGTATGCCGGGTGCAACATCCTTGCCAACAGCTACAGCGTCACCAATCATGGTGATATCTCGTATGGCTAGACTACTTGATCAACAGCAAGTTGACACCAATGGTCGTTGGCTAGTTGTAGATCCTGTGTTTATGGAAATGCTTCGTGACGAAGACTCACGCTTACATAACGCAGACTTTGGAGAATCAGGAAGTATACGAAACGGCCTAGTTATTAATAACTTGGGTGGTTTCAGAGTGTATAGTTCAAGCAATTTACCATCAGTAGGAACAGGTCCGGGAACTTCAGGTTCTGCAAACCAACTTACTAACTATGGTGTAATTGTAGCTGGACACGATTCTGCTGTTGCTACTGCAGAGCAGATCAATAAGACTGAGACATATCGTGACCCTGACAGTTTCTCTGACATTGTTCGTGGTATGCATTTGTATGGCAGAAAGATCCTTCGTCCAGAAGCTCTTGTTAATGCCGTATATAACGCAGCTTAGAGGGAGATTAAAAAATGGCTACTATAACATCACTTTTACTTCCTGCAACAGGTAACTCCAACAGAGGACGTATGCCTTATCAAGTTGAATTAATAATTGACTTGACTGCACAAGCTATTGATTGTTCGTCAGCAGATGTAGTACAATGTATTACACTACCAGCGAATACTCATATACTTCACGCAGGTGTTCAAGTTGTAGAATCTGCAACAATGAACACAGGTACAAATGCAACTATAACATTGGGTGCAGCAGACGTTGACGAATATGTTACAGCATTTGACATTGATGGTGCATCAGACTTGGCATATGCTCCAAGCGTTACACCTTCAGCAGAAGTTGTTTTGTCTTCAGCAGACACACTAGACCTGACTTTTGCAGGTGACGGTGCTACCTTCTCAGCAGGTAAACTTAGAGTTTACGCTCTATTGATGGACGTTTCTGAACAAGGAAGTACATCAGCTAATGAAGTTGATAGAGACACATTAGCATAAATATACTAACTGGGGGCTGGGTCTAACTTGGCCCCCTAACAAGATTTTTATGAAAGATTGTATCTATGGCAGAATCCTATTTAACCTTAACTAATAAAGTACTTGCACGATTAAACGAAGTTGAATTAACAAGTTCAACCTTTTCTTCGTCTAGAGGTATTCAAACTCAAGCTAAAACAGCTATTAATGAATCTGTTAGATACATAAACCAAAGAGAATTTAATTATCCATTTAATCATGCAACAGACTCAGAAACACTTGTTGCAGGTACATTTAAATATAGTTTACCAACAACAGCTAAGTTAGCTGACTATGATACATTTCGTATCGTCAAAGATTCTGACTTAGGTACAAGTGGCGGTAAATTAAATAGTATGAACTACAAAGAGTATATTGAGAATCATGTTACTCACGAAGATGAAATTGTAACCACAACATTAAATGGATCACACTCTAGTTCTGTAACTACACTAACACTTACATCTACCACAAACTTTGATTCTGCAGGTAGTGCTTATATAGGTAGTGAGATTATATCTTATACAGGTGTAAGTGGAAATGACTTAACAGGTGTTACACGTGGAACACAATCTACTACTGCGGCTACACATGCTAGCGGTGTACAGGTAGCACAGTTTGACAATGGTAGTGCGCCAACACATGTAGTAAGAACACTAGATAACAATTATATATTGTATCCTTGCCCAGAAAAAGCATACACTATAAAGTATGATTACTTTACATTTCCTACTGATATGGATGCACATGGAGATACAACTACTATACCTGATAGATTTGCAGCCGTTATTGTAGATGGTGCAACTGCATTTATATATCAGTATCGTGGTGAAACACAGCAATATGCAATTAACTTTACTAGATTTGAGCAAGGCATAAAAAATATGCAAACTCTTCTAATAAATAAATATGACTATTTAAGGTCTACTTATATAACTAGAAATCATATAGGAAGTCCTACTTCAACTTTTAGGTCTATTTAAATATGCCTGATCAATCACAAGTCCAACCGTTTTCGTTTAACTGTGAAGGCGGTTTAGTTTTAAACAAGTCTACATTTATTATGGAACCCGGACAGGCACTAGAGTTAACTAACTTTGAGCCAGATGTTGAGGGTGGCTACAGACGAATTAATGGATACAAACCTTATATAATACAACAAGTTCCTGAAACAGCACTTAGTAGTGAGCCAATGTTAATGACAGCATTATTTCACGACTACATAGTTGCTGCTAGAGGAGAAAAGATATTTAGTTCTGCTAGTACAACACTGTCACAAAAAATAACTTCTAGTGCTACAATGTCAGGGTCAGGAACTATCAATGCAAAAAGCACTACATCTTTTAGTTCTAGTGGTACTTTGTATATAGACTCAGAAATATTTACATATACAGGAGTAACAGCTACAACTTTTACTGGGGTAACAAGAGCTACAAGTAGCACTACAGCAGCAGTCCACGAAGCTAATGTTGTTATATCTGAAAGTTGGACAGAAAGAGATACAGGTAGAACAAGTGCTGCAAAGTATAAGTTTGAAAGATTTAACTTTGATGGCAACGATAAATTTATTGTAGTAGATCAGGCAAATGCACCAACTATATTTAACACATCCCTATCTGCAACAGATGTATCATCTGCAGGTGGTGGAGAAGTAACTACAGCAGTTACAGGTGCTAAACACGTAGCTGCATTTAAGAGCCATATGTTCTATTCAGGAATGTCTAGTACACCACAAGAGTTAGTATTTAGTGTTCCATTTGATGAGGATAACTTTGCTACAGCTAGTGGTGCAGGTAGTATTAAAGTAGATGACACAATCGTAGGACTAAAAGTTTTCCGTGAAGATTTATTTATCTTCTGTGAAAATAGAATATTTAAACTGTCAGGCACAACAAGTTCTAACTTTGCTATTGTACCCGTTACAAGAAACATTGGGTGTGTAAATGGTGATACAATACAGGAATTTGCTGGTGACTTAATATTCTTAGGACCAGACGGGTTACGTACTATTGCTGGTACTGCAAGAATTGGTGACGTTGAACTTGGTACAATTAGTTCTCCTGTACAGCCTTTATTTAAAGAACAATTAAGTGATTCTGGAAACTTTACTTCATTAGTTATTCCAGACAAAACACAATACAGAATATTTTTTTCTAAAGCTGTTGGTGCAGAAAAAACTACTACAGGTGTAATATGTGTATTAAGAGGACAGTCTTTTGAATTTTCACAGATAAAAGGTATTAAACCTGCTTGTACAGACAGTGTTGTAGAATTAGGCAATGTTATACCTATACATGGAAGTTTTGATGGATATGTATACAGGCAAGATCAAGGAAACACTTTTAATGGTACACTAGTAGACGCTAAGTACCGTAGCCCAGACTTAACCTTTGGAGATCCGGGTATAAGAAAACATATGCAAAGGGTAAATATTAACTACGCACCTGAATCAACTATTGACGCAGACATGTTTGTAAGGTATGATTACGAAGCAAAAGATTCATCAAGACCAGCAGCGTATCCACTAGACACAACAGACGTTGCAGGTACATACGGTGCAGTATCAGTTTATGGTAATGCTACTTACGGTGGTCCATCACAACCTATTGTAAGAAAATCAGTAGAAGGTTCTGGGTTTGCTGTAGCATTAAGAGTAGAAGATGGATCTAATTCAACAGGTCCATATTCATTAAAAGGATTTCAAATGGAATTTCAATTAGGGGCTAGAAGATAATGGGTGCTACGTACACAAGACAATCAGACTATTCAGATGGAGATACCATCGTTGCAGCAGATACTAACGATGAGTTTGATCAGCTTCTAGCTGCTTTTGCTGCAAGTTCAGGACATACACATGACGGTACTGCTGCAGAGGGTGGACCAATAACGAAGTTATTAGGTCATACTCTTACCTTTGGTACAGGCAGTACAGGAACAGATATTACTATCACTTTTGATGGTGAAACAAATGATGGTGTATTAAAATGGATGGAAGATGAAGATTACTTTGAGTTTTCTGATGACATACTTGTAGCATCTACAGAAAAAATACAGTTTGGTGATACTGCTAGTTTTATACAACAAAGCTCTAATGGTGTTCTTAGGATAGATGGTGAAGCTACAGTAGACATTAATGCTTCTACAGCCGTACTGGTTAGTAATGATTTAAAATTAGATAGTGATGCAGCTATACTAGGTATGGGTGTTGATAATGATGTTACCTTAACACACGTTGCTGACACAGGTATATTGTTAAACAGCACTAGACAATTACAATTTGGTGACAGTGGTACATACATACATCAATCTGCAGATGGTGTACTTGACTTAGTATCTGACACAGAGATTGAGATAAACGCTACAACTATAGATATAAATGGTGCAGTAGATGTTAGTGGTGAGATAGCCGCAGCTTCATTAGACATATCAGGAGCCATAGACGTTGATGGTACTACAAACTTAGATGTTGTAGACATTGATGGTGCAGTAGACATGGCATCAACCCTTACAGTTGCAGGTGTAGTTGACATAACAGATACTACAGATTCAAGTGATGCTACAGGTGATACAGGAGCTTTACGAACTGAAGGTGGGGCAAGTATAGCTAAAAAGTTGTACGTTGGTACAGATCTAGATGTAGACGGTACAGCTAATCTTGACGCTGTTGACATTGATGGTGCAGTAGACATGGCTAGTACATTAGCTACAGGAGGTTTATATACTGCAGGTGCAGGTATTACTTCTACTGCTGCAGCTAACACATTTGGTGCTACATCCTTTAATGATGCTGACATTACTAACGTAGGAGGCATTGCACTAGATACTATTACTAATGATGGAACAGACATTACATTAGATTCGTCAGGAGATATTATTCTTGATGCTGCTGGCAATAATATAACTATTAAATCTGCTGGAACATCTATACTTGACATAGCTAATAACTCTACAGATGTAGAGCTAACAGTAAGTACAGCAGATAAAAACTTTGCTATTAAAGGAACTGACGGCTCCAGTGCAATCACTGCACTAGACATTGATATGGCTCTTGCTGGTAAAGCTACATTTAGCGGTGACGTTGTTGTAACAGGTGATCTAACTATAACAGGTGATGACTTAGTTATGGGTACTAATACATCAGGACATATTTTAGTTGCTGACGGTACAAACTTTAATCCAATAGCAGTAGGTGATTTATCTGAAATAAGCACTGTTGCAAATGACGATGTATTTTTAGCTGTAGACACATCTGGTGGTGGCTTAAAGAAAATTACAAGAAGTGCAGTTGTTTCTGGTCTTGCAACAAGTTCTGGTATATCAAACATAGTAGAAGATACTTCTCCTCAACTAGGTGCTAACTTAGATACAAACTCACACAACATTCTTATTGATGACGCACACTTTATTGCTGATGAAAATGGTAATGAACAAATAATATTTCAGACAACAAGTTCAGCAGTAAATCAATTTGATGTTACTAATGCTGCAACAGGTAGTGGACCTACTATATCCTCTACTGGAAGTGATACAAATATTAATCTTAATTTAACTCCAAAAGGTTCAGGAGTTGTTATGATTGACGGTAATGTTGGTATTGATTCTGGAACAATAGATCTTAAAAATGGTGGTTCAGTATCTAATATTAAATTTTATTGTGAGTCATCTAATGCTCACTATACAGCATTACAGTCAGCGGCACACTCTGCTTATTCTGGTAACGTGACATTAACATTACCTGCTTCTACAGATACTATTGTAGGTAGAGCAACTACAGATACATTTACAAATAAAACTTTTGGTGGACACACTAGCTTTGGTGATTATAATATTACAAATGTAGGTGATATTGCATTAGATTCTATTAGTGCTGACGGTACAGATATTAATGTGGCTGTGTCAGATAACTCAGCTACAGCCCTTACAATTAAACAAGGGTCAGATGCTTATCTTATAATTGATACTGCTAACAGCAGTGAGTCTGTATCTATTGGTACAGGTATATCTGGTACAGCTATTACTATAGGACACGGTACATCTGAAGTTACTTTTGGAGACAATGTTACAGTAACAGGTGATTTTACTGTCAACGGTACAACTACTACAGTTGCTACAACTAATTTAACTGTTGAAGACCCACTTGTTAAGTACGGACAAGGTTATACTGGCACTGCGTATGATCAAGGTTTCATTATTACACGTGGTGATGGTTCAAGTAGTAACACTGCAAACAGAGGTTTTATCTGGGATGAGTCTGCAGATGAGTTTGCAACCATTGCAGCTAACACAGAAGCAGGAACTACTGCAGGTAACGTAACTATAAATGATTATGTACCCTTACACGTAGGAGCAATAACAGCAGATGATAACTCTACGTTCTCAGGTGAAATTGCTGCAGCATCTCTTGATATTTCAGGTAACGTAGATGTAGACGGTACAACTAACCTAGACGTTGTTGACATTGATGGTGCTGTAGATTTTGCATCTACTACGGCTCATGCTGGAAACGCTACTTTTGCAGATAGTGCAAAAGTTCAACTAGGTGCAGGAGCAGATTTACAAATTTTTTATGATGGGTCTAATGCTTTTATTAATAACACTGTAGCAGGTGCGCTTTCTATTAAATCAGATGACATTAATCTTATGAGTTCTGCCTCAGAAACTATGGCAACATTTGTAGAAAATGGTGCAGTTACTCTTTACCACGACAACGCGGCAAAACTAGCTACTGCCTCAGGTGGTGTAACAGTTACAGGAACTTTTGAACCCTCAGGCAAAATCACCGCAGACGCAGGGATAGACATTGATAACTTCAACATAGATGGCACTACGATTGCGCTGTCTTCTGGTCATATGACACTTGATGCAGCAGGGCAGGTTATTTTAGATTCAGCAGATGCTGGTTCTACTGGATTTGCGGATAGTGGAACTACTTACGGTAATATTTACGCATCGTCAGGTAGTATGGTGCTAAAGTCAACACAATCTGACAAAGATATGCTTTTTCAAGGCAACGATGGCGGATCTCAAATAACAGCCCTCACCCTTGATATGTCAGACGCTGGTGCGGCTACGTTTAACGGAAAAATCACCGCAGACGCTGGCATAGACATAGACAACTTCAACATTGATGGCACTACTATTGGTTTAAGTTCTGGCAATCTTACCCTTGATGTCGCTGGAGAGATAAACATTGATGCAGGTGGTGGTAATATCAATATCTTAGATGATGGTACGAGTATAGCTTATTTTGGTAATAGTTCTAGTAATTTTGTTATTCAGAGTACAGTTTCTGATAAAGACTTGATTTTTAAAGGTAACGATGGTGGCTCAACAATCACAGCCCTGACCTTAGATATGTCTGCGGCAGGTGCGGCTACGTTTAATAATGATGTTACTGCGTTCTCTGATGAACGACTAAAATCTAACATAACTACAATCCCAGATGCTTTATCCAAAGTAAGCGAGATGAGAGGCGTACATTATGTGCGTGATGCAACAGGTAAAGATTCATCAGGTGTCATCGCACAAGAACTACAAAAGATTGCTCCAGAACTTGTACTCACCGCAGACGACGAGATGGGTACACTGAGTGTAAACTACGGCAATATCACTGGTTATTTGATTGAAGCAATTAAAGAATTAAAAGCTGAGATTGAAGTATTGAAAGGAAAATAAAACATGGCATTACCATCAGCAGGTAATTCAATTTCTTTACAGCAAGTAAACGTAGAACTTGGTAATTCAGCTACTGCCACAATCAATATGGGCAATTCTGATTTACGTGACTTATTTGACGATACTTCTGGTGCTATTTCAATGTCTGATGGATTTGGTAAATCAGCAGTTACTTTTTATGCTGCTACTGGTGGCACAGTAACTACATCAGGTAATTATAAATACCATGCATTTACTGGTGCTGGAACATTTGAAATAACAACTCAAGGTAATGCTGCATCAAACCATCTTGACTACGTAATCGTTGCAGGTGGTGGTGGTTCAGGAGATGACAACTCAGGTGGTGGTGGTGCTGGTGGTATGATTACTGCTACAGGACAATCAAAATCTGCCACAACATATTCTGTTGTAGTTGGTGGTGGTGGTGCTGGTACTAGCTCCGTAGGAACGCAGGGTAGCAACTCTTCTATTTTTGGAGTAACTTCTACTGGTGGAGGACACGGTTCTGAATGGGATAATCGTCAAGCTGGTAATGGTGGTTCTGGTGGAGGTTCTTCAGGAGGCTATACTGGTGGTGAAGGTATTTCAGGACAAGGTAATGACGGTGGTAATGGCGGCCCAGATGGTAGTGCTGGAGGCGGTGGCGGTAAAGGTGCTGCAGGAGCTAACGGAACTTCAACAGAAGGTGGTGACGGCGGTGTTGGCGCACAGTGGTTAAACGGAACATACTACGCAGGTGGCGGTGGCGGTTGTGGTGAAGATACCACAAACGGTGGCGGTGAAGGTGGAAACGGTGGAGGAGGCGATGGTTCTGACGAAAGAGGTGGTGGTGCAAATGGTGGTTCATCAGGTACAGCAAACACAGGTGGTGGTGGCGGTGGCCCTCGTTTGAGTAATGGTACATTTAATGGTGGATCTGGTATTGTAATAATACGATATGAGTACCAGTAGGAAATTATATGGCACATTTTGCAGAGATAAATGAAAGTAATATAGTACTAAGAGTAGTTGTTATTGACAATAGTGATTGCCTTGATGAATCTAATAACGAATCTGAAGCAGTAGGTGCTTTATATTGTCATAATTTATTAGGTGGTACTTGGAAACAAACATCGTACAATCATAATATGCGTAAAAATTATGCCTGTGTTGGTGCTGAGTATAGAGCAGATTTAGATGCTTTTATTCATCCTACTCCGTTTGCTTCTTGGGTATTAAATGAAACCACTTGTAAGTGGGAAGCTCCTACAGCTTATCCTGCAGACGGTTGGTCTGAAGATAACACAGATGGTTTTGATTATTTTTGGAACGAGTCTGGTAAAAACTGGGCAAGGAAGTAAAAAATGGCAATACATGATCTATTTAAAATTGGTATTTACAGAGAACAACTACCATTAGATAATAAAGAGTTAGAAAAATACTGTTATGGTATTCAAGAAAAACAAGATGGTGTTAATATTTCTAACAGAGGTGGATTTCATTCTGAAAATTTAGATAAAAGCAATGCAGAATTAAAAGAACTTATGAAACATATTACTGCATATGGGAATTTTTACTCAAAACAAATTGGTTACGGTGAAGTAGAACTTTATAATATCTGGTGCAATATAAATTCATATAAAGACTATAACCAATTACATTGTCATCCTAATGCAAAAGTATCAGGCGTTTATTATGTTAAGACTCCTGAAAATTGTGGTGAAATTGAATTTCATAACCCAGCTTATCAGATATTACAGCAGTCAGAATTAAGTAGACCAAATAATCATTATACATCTTTATTTTGGTGGATGCCAGCAGTAGAGGGTATACTATATTTATTTCCTAGTTGGTTAATGCACTCAGTAAGACCTAATATGAACAAAGATGAAGAAAGAATATCTTTTTCATTTAATTTAGATAACAAACAGGATAGAAGTTAAAATGACTGCAGAACAAAACAACAGTTGGCATCTTAGTAAATCTGTACCTGTAACACTTATAGTAGCACTTGTACTACAAGCAGCCGCAATCGTGTGGACTGTATCACAGATGCAATCTAGCATTGAAGCTAACGCCAGTAATATTATACGACTAGAGACACGAACAGAGAAGCTAGAACTAGCTGTACAAAGTCAAGCTGTAGCTTTAGCACGAATAGATGAGAACATAAAAGCAATACGAACTCACGTAGAGCGTATAGCATCTAAGGATTAAGGATAAAAGAATGTTACAATTTCAGGGATTTAAACCAGACGCATTGAATCGCATGGCTAAGACTATGGGATACTCAGGAGACATGAAGGAGTTTGATAGATTCCTAAATGAGAATCCTGACAAAAAAGAGATGATGGATGTGTACTCTGAAAAAGCTAGAGAGATGATGATGGGTGGCTATGTAAAAGGCTATGCTAATGGTGGTGTTGTAGAAAAAGATTACAGAGCAGAGTACCAAGCTGCTGTTGAAAGTGCAAGACGACAAAGAGCAGAAGGTTTTATGGGAAGAGAGGTACTTCCGGGTGAAATGTCTTATGAAGATTTTGCTGCTAACAGACGAAATATGGATCAATCTGGTGGATTACAGATGGCTCCAGCAGCAGCAACAGTTCTACCTATGGACTATGTACCCAATCTTACTGCAGAGAAATTTGGACAAGCAGCCAACTCACCAATGATGGCTAACCCCGGATTACCTAATCAAGGCAGAGAACAAACTATAGGACAAGCAGCCAACCCACAAGCAACAGCACCCACATCACCAGTAGACTACACACAAGGGCCAGTGCCTCAGTCAACTGGGTATCAGGGTGGTACTATAGCAGAGGCCATAAGTAATAGGGCTTTTACTCCTGCTTTACCATATGGTACAACTGTACAACCAGTAGGAACTGCTTTTAATCAAAATCAAGCTGTAGACACTACACTTGGACAAGTATCAGGAACTATTGCACCAACAGCTACAACAGCTACAACTGCACAGGCCACAGGACAAGCAGCAACACCAGCTACAACAATGACTGCAGGTACTGCAGCCACTGAGGTTGGCATAGCCACAGACACTCTTACTGCAGCACAAGGAGCCGTAGATCCTAGAGCAGTAGTTGCTGCACAGACAACTGTTAATACAGGTGTAAGCAACTTAAATGCTGTACAGGGTACAGGCATTCTTATGAGTAATCCAACACAACGTAAGATTGAGACAGGCGAACTTGTAAGTGGAGCAGCTAATGCTCAGACAGCAGCTAATTTTACTGAACAGGTGCAAGCTGCAGAGGCCACACCAACGAACAAAGCTACCGTACAAGGACAGTTAGAAGGATTGATGGCAGCCTTTGAAGGTGGTAATACACCTGCATGGGCAGCAGGGGCAATGCGTAACGTCACTACACAGATGGCTAACAGAGGTTTAGGTGCATCAAGCATGGCAGCACAGGCTCTTATACAGGGAGCTATGGAATCTGCACTACCAATAGCACAGGCCGATGCATCTATTATTGCACAATTTGAAGCACAGAACTTGTCAAACCGTCAACAACGTGCTATGCTTGCAGCACAACAACGTGCCACATTTATGGGTATGGAATTTGATCAAGCATTTCAAGCAAGAGTACAAAACTCTGCACGTATAGGTGACATAGCTAATATGAACTTTACTGCAGATCAACAAGTTGCATTAGAGAATAGTCGTGTAGCAAACACTGTTAATCTACAAAACTTAAATAATAGTCAGGCAATGGTAATGGCAGAAGCTGCTGCATTATCGCAGTTAGATATGGCAAACCTCTCTAATAGACAGCAAGCTGCAGTTATGAATGCTCAAAGCTTTATGCAAATGGATATGGCAAACTTATCTAGTCAACAGCAAACTGAAATGTTTAAAGCTCAGTCAAGAATACAATCGCTATTTACTGATCAAGCTGCTGAAAATGCTGCTAGACAGTTTAATGCTACAAGTCAAAATCAAACAGATCAATTCTTTGCATCACTTGCAAATACCACTTCTCAGTTTAACGCTTCACAGTCTAATGCCCAAGCTCAGTTTAATGCAGGTCAGACAAATGCAATGGCAGAGTTTCAAGCAAATCTTAAAAACCAACGTGACCAATTTAATGCACAAAATAGATTAGTTATAGATCAAAATAATGCACAGTGGCGTAGACAAATTGCTACAGCAGATACTGTTGCTATAAATAGAGCAAATGAAATTAATGCAACAAACCTATTAGGAATGTCTACTCAGGCTTACAACGATCTGTGGCAATATTATTCTGATAGCATGGAATTTGCTTGGACAAGTGTAGAGAATGAACAAGAAAGAATAAATGAGTTATCACAAATTCAACTTGCAGGTAATATTGAAATGGATCTTTCAGAGTTAGCTTCAGAACAAGCACGATATAATAATAGAGCAAAAGGTTTTGGTAATATGATAACTGAAATGTTTGTTGGTGGAACAGGGTTCCTTCCGGGCCTATTTAACAGAGGATAATATAAATGTATGGAACAGAAGCAATAGCAGCATATAAAAATCTACAGATGCCAAAAGAAGAAATTAAAAAACCTAGTAGAAAAAAGTTTGGATTATTGTCACGCGATGAGGTAGAAGAACCACGTAAAACAAAATTATCTCCAGAAGAAACAGTAAGTAGTTTAGTAAATAAACTTAGAAAAGCAAGACAAGGACTAGAATAATGGAACAACCTAATTTTGATGGACCAATAGCAGGAATGGGGTTAACCCATGAGTTAGGTGCAAGACCTTGGCAACAACCTCCTCAGTATTCTACTGTTGACGAAGCAATGCAATTTTATGGATCTAAACTTGAAAATGAAAACTTTCAAGATTCTTTATTTGATGTATTAGAATTAGGAATACCTGTTACAACAATAGCCAACTCCATACAAACGAGTGGAACGATGCAGGGAAAGCACAGTATAGATGTTGGTATCTTGGTTCTTCCTGTACTTATGGAGTCTATTGCACTTCTTGCAGATCAAGCAGGTATAAAGTATGATATGGGTATAGATGAAAAACTAGATCCAAATGTAATTAAACCTACAAAATTAGCACTAGCGATGAAAAAAGTTGCAGACCAAGAAAATGAAACTGACAGAATGCTAGATGATAGTTTAGAACGTAACATAAATGAGGATATGGTAGAGCCTATTATAGAAGAGCCACAGGTTCCTACTGGTGGACTTATGGGAAGGAGCGTTTAAATGGGATTTATATTAGATACACTTGGATATTCTGCACAACGTGGTGCTGATATTGCAGAACAAAATCGTATAGCAGACAGAAAACAAAAAGAGTCTTTTAGCTTGTTAGATTATCAATTTGACCAAGATAAAAAAATGTTTGATATAAAACAAACTAGAGCAGAAAAACAAATAGAGGATAAAGCAAAAAGAGATCAAGACAAAGAACTCAATGATAAAATAAAAGAGGCAAGTTTATATTTTAAGCCTGATAAAATGAGTGTTATTACATCAAAAGGAATATTAGGTTTAAATCTTGCGATTGAACAAGCAAAAAATTATGTTGCAAATGGATATGATCCAAATACCATGATGGACATAAGCGATTTAAATGTTGATCCAAAAGATTTAGATTTAAATACATTTTCAGGTAGATTTAAAAGAATACCAAAAACAGATTCAAAAACTGCATCTACTTTTGAAGGTGAGTATATAAGGTTAAACAGTTTAGCTTTAAGAGAAACAGACCCACAAAAGAAAGAACAATATAATAATCAAGCAAAGAAAATTCTAGCACTCACTAAAGAAAAAGAAAGTGATGGACAATTTTTATCATCTAAACAATCAATAAGTGCACTTATACAAGACACTACTACTTCTTTGTTTGAAAATTATAATCAAGTAGAAAGAGATCAAAGTGGAGTTATTATAGGAAGACTAAGAGACGGAAATTCTGCAAATGCAGCCTATCTATTTAATATGGCTGCGGATCTTTTAACAAAAAAACATGATCGTGATAACACTATGCCCAAACAACAAGGATGGATAGATAGAAGTAATACACAATTTTGGGCTGGAGTTGAATCTTTAAGAACACAAGCAACCCAAATACGAGCCGAACATCTAAATAATGTTATTGACAGCTTTAAAAGACAGACTAATTTACCCGACAATCCTAGTGATATGGATATAGATACGTATAATACGGCAATAAAAAATGCAAGACTAGGTGAGGGTAGCATGTCTTTTAGGTTACCAGCATCTGCAGAAAAGGCTACAGATTATTATGCAAACAAAGAAGCTCTTTTAAGGGATAAAAATAAATTTAAAGCAAACGATATTGTTCCCTTTTACGAGCAATTAGATGATGGCACTCAAGTAGTAAAATATTATTTATTTGGCTCTTTTGGTCCACCAACACTTTTAGGCTTTAAAGAGTAATTATAAATGGCTGAATTTATAGAGTTAAATGACCCAGATATAAATAAATTTTCTTCGTTTTTATTAGACAATACTAACAAAAATGAAGAAGAAACAAAAGAAGAAATTTCTATTGAAACGGGTAATAATGATGCAAAATATGATCAAATCTTTACTTTAGATAACGGTAGAGCTATAACTCAAGAAGACTTAAGTTATTATAATAATAATCCTCTTGTACCTGCTCCAAAACACATACAAGATTTAAGGGAACAACTAGAAACGAACCCAAATAAAGTTAATGTAAATTCAGACCCTTGGTTAGAAGATGCTCTTCAAGAAGATGACAGATCTAGGCGAGAAAAATTTGAGGATAATAGAGATAAACGAGAAGCTCAATGGGAAAGTAATGCAAAAGAACTAGGCATGTCTAGATATGATTATGTAGAAAATGTTGTTGGTCCTTCAATGAAATCAGAAGAATCTGCAGCACTCAATGCATGGTTAGAATACATGCCGGGAGGAGCAAATTTTCTTATTAATCTAGGAGATGATGTAGGTTGGGGAACCAGTGCTTTTACCGATGGAGTAGAGGCTATCTTAGATAATAGTGAAGAAGGGCTAGGTATTACGAGTAGTATTATTAATTCAATTCAAAATGTGGAATCTAGAAGAGTTATTAATCCTTTTGATGAACGACTGTACATGGACTCTGGAAATTCAAATGCAGAGATTGCAGATCAAGTATCAAAACAAATGGGTTCTTTCTTTGAATTTTTAGCTGTATCTCCTGCTACAATTCCGTTACAAGCATCAACAAAAGCTATGGGGGCGTATCGTGTAGCTGCCAATCAAACTAAGCAAGCAGAAAGAATACTTAAAAACCCTAAAGAATTAAAAAAATTAACAGAACAAATAGAAGATATAAATGGTATTTTTTCAACAATATTAAATACAGAAATTAAAACAGTTGATGATGTTTTAGATGCTCAGACAACAATTAAATTAAATAAAATAGAAAAAAACTATTTAGGATTATATCTTGGAAATGAAAAAAATGTTCGTGCTGAAAGATTAAGGGCTGCACAACTAACTGCTAGTAAAAATCCAGAAGTAATGGAAGAGTTAATTTTAGAGTTTGAGTTTAAAGATGGTAAAAGAGTACGAGATATAAGTAAAAGAAACGAAGATGGTAATCTTGTTGTGGACCCAAAAAAAATAAGAGAAGAAGGAAAAAAATTACTTAAAGAAAAACAAGAGTGGTTAGATAATGATGGTGTTAATTTAGATGATCTAGATTTATTAGATAGCGAGAATCCTTTATTAATTCCAATCTTAGAACCAGATAAATTAACAGCTATGACAGCAGTGATATCAGAATTAAAAGTATCATTTCCAAAATCATTTCAAAAAAACAAACCTAATATAGATAGTATATTTGAACTCTTAATTAAAGGTGATTTAACTGAAGAGGGAATAAAACACAACACTAAACTTAGAGATATAATGACAAAGTATAATTTAAGTTTAGATGACTATATTTTAATGAGTATTGGAAGTGCATCAGATGCAGGTAGAGTTCTACAAAAATTTAGAGCAATAAAAGAGGCAGGAGTTAGATCAACAAGTAAAACAAAAAAAGATATAGCAAAAGAAAACAAAGAAGTAGCAGCCTATGCAAACAGATTTTTTCACGCGGCTCAACGTGTTGAAGGTGTAAGACGAGGTGCATTAGTATCTAACATATTTACAGCAGCTAGAAACTATCAGTCAATGTTGATTAGAAACCCGATAGAGGGATTACATAATGTAATTGAATCAGCTATTCTTATGTATGCAGAAAAAGGTTTAAAAGAAGCAGGTAAAGCATATAATCCTTTTGCAGCTATACGGGATAAGGCTATAGGGGCAAAGGGTGTTGCAAGAGATAACTACGGATTAGCTTTTAAACATATTGGTTATATTTATAGTAGACCAGATCTAGGAATGGACTTTACAAAATTATTACTAGACAGACCAAAATTTTTAAAGGAGTTCTCACGTTTAACTGATAACTTAAATGAAATTTTAACTGCTAAAGGAAGAGGAAAAGGAGGCGTATTTGATACTATCATAAGTCCTTATGAAGACTTTGTCAACGGTATAAATATATTTAATAGAACTCAAGAACAGTGGATACGTCAAGGAGTTGTTATTGCTGAAATGGAACGATTAGTAAAAAGACACTATGGTTTAGATTTTTTAGATGTCATTCGTGGTAAACCAGTAAATGGAAAAAAATATTCTATACCAGATTTTATAGATGATAGTCCAGCCTTAGTTCCAAAAGGTCAACCTAGTTTTGTGAACTTAATTGATTCAGCAGTGCATAAAGCTCTACGTAATACTTACGGTGCAGCACCTGACCTTCCTATTTTTAGAAGATTTACTAACTTTCTTACACGAAATCTTGGTACAGCATTTATTCCGTTTCCAAGATATTTATTTACTAATTTAGAATTACTTTCTCAAAATCTGGGTGGTGGATTTATTCCTCTTTTCCAGTTTTTAACTAATAAAGTTTTTCTTCCAAAAGGTAAACCTAAATATGATGTAGTAAGTGAAAAAAATAGACAACGAATAGCAAATCATATAATTGGGTTAACCATTGTGGGTACTGCGTTTGGAGCTAGACAAGCAGGTGTTCTCTCATCAGTAGATCCCACAAAAATAGAATCCGATGTTTTGGAAAAAACTTTTGGTAAAGGATCTATGGATATTTCTTTAGTTGGAACAAATGTTGTACCATTAATTTATTTAGGAAATGTTATGGCAGACATATATGAAGGTGGGGGTGAATATGCTGCAAAGAAATTTGATAGAAAAAAGTTTATGCAAACCATTACTGGTACTTTATTTAGAGCAGGTGCTGCTAGAGACATTGTAGATGACTTGTTAGATAGATTAGAGGGTGTAAATTTAGATGATGGAAATGCATTTGCCAGAATTTTTGGATCATGGGTAGGAAGTTATACAAGTGGATTCTTTAATTTTATGAACCAAGGATTTGATGCACAAAGATACTTTAATTGGAGAACTCAAACAAAAAAAGAAACTAGACAAGATATATCAGGACTAAATGCTGGTGAAACATTTAAAGAGTACTTTTTAAGGCCATATAGAAGTAAAGGAATGTTAGACAGCCCCAGTGATGAAAGAAATTACCCAGACAAGATTGTTATGGGAAAGGGTTATACTGACACAGATCGTTTAGGGCCAGTAGATAGAGGAAATGTAGGTGCAAAATTATTTCTAGGATCAACACTAGAAGAACAAGAAAATTTTGTTGAAAAATATTTACTTGAAGTAGGCATACCACCTTATACACTTGGTCAAAAAAGTCAGTTAGTATCTGTTCAAACTACAGTAAATGAGTATATAAATAACTTACTGCCTTCAATAATATTAAACACTTACTCACGAGAAAGAGACGTTTTAATTCCAGAATATAGAAGTAAAACAGAGGAATATAAAAAGGCAAATCCGTATAAAAGATGGAGATTTTCTATTATACAAGAAGATATTCTTAATCAAGTTGCAAAACATAGAGATGCAATGACAAAGGTTTCTAAAAATAATAAAATAGCCTTAAAATATAAAAATACAAAAAAGAATATTTTTATACTGTCTCAACAATACAGAAAGATTCCTCCTAGAATAAAAGATATAGTACAACAAGACTTTGAGGAGGAACATAGACGAGAGGTAGATACTTCAAAAGAAACAGATCTTGAGTGGTTAATTAAAGAATCAAAAAGAAGAATTTACAATAGGTAGGGTAAACTACTAATAAAATAAATAAGGGGGCAACTAAGCCCCCATTTTTTTATCTCTTATCACCACTTCCACCTATGGTGTTGTTGTCCATCCTATCACGAAGCTTTGCCTGATTCAAACCTGCAATCGTACCAAGTGATAGATTGAGATCAGTTGCAAGTGCAGCACAGTACCATAACACATCACCTATCTCACTGGCTATGTCATCACGCCAAGTGGGTGGCATGTTAGCCACACCATCCCTCATTAACTTCTTTACTTTATTTGCTACCTCTCCTGCCTCTCCTGCTAATCCCAATGCAGGATATGATATCTTATACTTGTCATCGTATATTGCTGACTTAGCTGATGATATTTGATATGAATTAAAGTTTGTCATTTTATATTTCTCCTTCAACCATTTCTCTGCCTCTTTCTCTAACTTGTTCATGCTTAGTAACTCTCTTTAAATTTTCACTAAACGCTTTATTAAAGCCCCTATTCCACTCCCTAAATTGCATAGTGTCCATATGGAAAGGGTTGTTTACCCTACCTCTTTTAAAGTCTTCATAGCCTCGCTGAAATTGAACCTTCAGTGGGGCATCATATTTTCCAAGACCTCTTTCTTTTCGTGTCAACATACGTTTCATTTATGTCTCCTTTGATTTAAGTTTTCCTTTAAGTTCATCTGTCTTTGTATTCTGTATTGCCTGTACACATTGTGATATGTGACTTAGTATATTCAGTGAGTTACTACCAGTAGACAGAGTACGTACAACACCCATGATGTCTTCATCTTTCTCATCTATTTCATAATCTTTATCTTCTACAGTTATTTTCATTTGCTCTCCTTCTCTAATTGTTTCTCTAAATTAGCCATAGCTCTCCATGCTACTTGCGCCCAGTCTTCATCTAGTAAGTGTCTCATCAATGCATCCAACTCATCCTTAGACTTTGTACGATCCCAGAATAAAGTCTCTGGTGTTTGTCCATGTTGTAGTCCACCTGTATATGATATCTTTGCTACTTGTGCAATAGCTCTAGGAAAGTATTTGATAAATCCTGTATACACAGGTATCGCTTTTCTTTCCTTACTATCAGTTGGTAATATCATGCCAATCTCCTTATGTTATGTCTACTATCTCACAAACATCACCTGAACAGGCGAGTGTCTGCATTGCTACTGTATTATCTTCTTCCTCATAACTAGACAGTAATGACCAGTCAATCTTCTCTGGAAGCTGTTTTGATAATGCCTGATATTCTTGTTTAGTGCAATCCTGATATGGTGCTTGTTGATAAGTATGATCAGAGTGTGGTAAAAATGACACACCTGACATTTCATCAAAATATTTATAGACAAACGCACCAACTTCCATCCACTCTGCATCACGTACTGTTATAGTAACAGATGGTTTATGCTCACAGAAATGTCTTTGATATTCTAACCACATCTCAAGCTGATCAATAGCCGTCATATCATTACGAGTGACTGCACCTTTGGGTGACTCAATAGGAAAGCTAAATACAGTTGTGGTATCTGGCTTCATTACACAGGGTTCTGCAGGAATACCTTGATCAATCATAAACTTTGTTAATGGATCTTTGTTGTCTCCTCGCACAGTTCGTATGTAATGTTTACTATGCCTCGCATGTATGCCACTTGCACTGTCTACAAGTTGTGAAACAGTACCAGATGGCTTAACACAGGTGACAGAAGTAGATTGCTGTATACCTAGTTTATCAGCCCACTCTTTATTTGTGTTGACAGCAATCATTCTAAGATGCTTGAGTGTTTGTTCAAGACCTTTGTTCTTACTGGTCATCAAAGGATTATCCATGATACCTGTAAGTGACACACCAAGTAATCTCTCTTCCTCCGTGTTATTCTGCCACACCTTACGTAGGTATGGGAACTTAGTAAACTGTGATTGTATTGTACCTAAGATAGTAGCAAGCTTTACCTTGTTAGATAAACTCTTGATGTCATCTGTTGCTCGTACAACTACTTCTGTGAGGTTACAGAATTGATATGGTCGTAATATTATCTCAGAACAAGGGTTGCAAGCAAATTCCCAATCAGGATCACGCCTACCATTCCTAGCTGCTTGCTTCTGTGCAGCCTGTCTGTTAAAGATACCACGCTCACCAGACTTAGACTCTACAAGTGCAGTCCATTCGCGTAAGAATGTTTCCATATCAGGCTTCTCTGTGTAACAAACTGAGTTATTAGACAATGCTCTATGAGGTGCTGACTCCCACCAGTTACCAGACTTAGCATGCCTCATACGGTCATCACTTAAATTACTCAAACTAATCATAGCTGACCTACGTACACCACCTACAACAACGATCTCACCTATCTTACACATAATGTCGTGACACTCAATGCTTGAAAGCTTACGATTCTGTGCTGACTTAAACGTGCCAACAACAAACATGAATAGATCTACAAGTGGAGCAGGGCCAGAGGCTCTACCACCAAACGTCTTTAGCTTTGCACCTGCAGGGCGTACTAAAGACATATCCCATTTGGGTATCTCACCTGCCCATAGAAGTGCAAGCAGTTGACGTAGTGCCTTTGCCCAACCTTCTTTACTATCCTTAACCACAATCGTTGTATCACTATCAAACAGTTGTGGTATCTCAGGTAGCTTGGAAATAAACTGTCTCTCTACACTAAAACCTACACCTGTACCACACAGTAATACAAACATAGCTTCATCAAAACTCTTTGGATCATCAACAGGTAGATAGCTACAGTTGTAACCTGCTGTGTTATCACGATCAAGTGCAGGGCCAGCAGTCATCAATGCCCTCATAGAAGGCATAACAGAAAGACTAGCAATAGAATCATATAGTTCTTCACGTGTATCAGTATCTAACTCATACCCTATTTTATCGGAAATGTAGTCAACATACCTGCCAACAGTCTCGCCCCAGTTCTCTCGTCTTTTATCTTTGTCTAACCATCGTGCGTAACGAGATGTATGTATAAACGCCTGATAGTCTGTTGGTAAATAGTTGTTCATTTATTACTCCGATATTATTCTAATTGTTTCTATGGTCATACCATCAATGTCATATATAAATTCATGTAACGCTTCATTTATTTCTTCGTCAACAAATCCATCAACAGGTATGGGATAATCGTCTTCATCTAAATTTAAAGTAAGGTATATTTTTATTTTCATGTTTACCCCTAATGAAACTTTAACTTTACAACATTGTCTTTCACAGATTCTATTGTAGGTTTTGTATCAACAGGTTTTATATTATTTTGTGCATGTAAGTTTAGTTTTTGTCTAAATTCAGCATCCTCTTCCATTAAAGGAACTGCTGAACTAAGCAAGGTAACTATATACATTAAATGAGAATAATCCTCATCGCTTAAATTATTATCATCAGTAGTTATAGAACCAATCTTTAACTCCCCTGTCCACGCATGGTTTTCATCTAGTAATGGTGTAATCCTAACAATAAAATCATTAGGTTCAAAGTCTATAAATATTTTATCTTCCATGTTATGCTCTCCTTATCTTCTTTAATGGGAAAGGTATAACACTTTTATCTGCTAGTAGCCATAGTGATAGATACTCTTTCTTCTTTTCTTTCATCCATGACTCAGGAATAATCCTGTCGTGATATAAGAAGTTATGTTTTTCACACCAACTGGCATACGTACCCTTTGAACCCTTACTTAACTTACGTTTACTGCTCTCAAAAACAAAACGTATGTCAAGTTTCTTATGTTGTTTTTGTATAGCAAGGTGTTTGCGTCTATCTGACGCCACAAAACGACCTTTAGTTTCTATTATAATACCATTAGGTAGCAGGAAGTCTGGCGTATATGTTCTATACATCAAATCTTCCCACTCTATCTTAAAGCATTCGTATCTAAAGTCTTGTTTTAATTCCTTCAAGTAATCAGATACTTTAATCTCTAGACCACTACGATAACCATACTTTAAGGCAGCTTTAAACTGCTTTATATTACGCAATACCTGTCCTAAAAAGACTTTCATAAGGATTTTTGTAATTGTACCCTAATGATTTTAGTTCTTCTCGTACAAGTTTGTCTGCTTCATTTCGTTGCTCTATAGCAGAACGAAGACCAGCAGTCTTTTGTTCTCTATATTCTTTACGAAGTTCGTTGAGTTCACTTTGTTTTTCTTTTATCTCATCAATAAGCGCGTTTAAATTATCCAACATACTATTTTCTCCTTTCATCTATAACAGTAGTTTCAGATGGATCATAGTTCTTAAATAATTTCCAGTATGTCAACAGACTGTTGAACATCTGTAAGTGTTTAGGATGTGTACTCTTATCCCATCTGTGTGGAACTATTAATCCTGTATCCTTTCTGTCTACAAAAATGGATACTCTTTCTGGATCATCAAAGCCACAGCCTTCAGCGTAAGCTGATAACTGCATACCATGTTCATTGAACACAAGCTTAGATCCTTCTTTACCATCTAGGTTGTCTTTAGTTTTAAAGTCAACAAAGATTCCTGATTTAGAATACAAGTCTATCTTACCACCATAACCTGCGTCAGCACAGAACGAACTCTCTGCTACCCATTCCTCGTTAGGAAATATTTTATCCAAGTATTCTTTTATAATTAAGTAGGGCTTGGTTTCCTTACCACCTGCAAAGCCTTGCTCTATCATAGCATGGATAGTTGTACCCATCTCTGCTGCTTGCTTACCTATACTCTTTGAATGCTCCTTACATCTGTAGAAGAACTGTGAGTCAGACTCGTCTTTGTTTTTCTTTAATGTAAGTGCAGCAGTAATTGCCTGATTAATTTTCCAGTTTTCAAGTGGTGGTTTTGATGCAACACCAAGGATGGTAGTAACAGATGGTACATAACCATGCTTCCTAGCATCCTTTAGATTGGTGTTGCGCTCTTTTCCATTAGAGCCAACAACTGTGTATGCAGCTTCTCCTGTCTTATCATACCAGTGTTCAGACTCTTTCTCCATTATGCAAATTCCTCTGCTGTAATATCAATGAAATCGTCAACAGTTTCTGTGTCAACATCCTCATGTTTTTTCATATTCTCATCCCATGCATTTGTAATGTATCCATTATAATTAGATACCCATGCTAGGAAGTTTGCAAAGGTTTCCTGTGCATCATCATCCATTTCAAGAGTTTTTGTCAAGTCAAGTGTTACTGATGGTAGATAAAAACAATTACCATTAGGTAGCTTACGTTCTTCTGTAGCTAATTTTACATAGTGTTGAATTGGTAGTCGTTTCATCTTATTTAGTTTATTAAATACAACAGTACCAAAAGTCTTAAATGCATCTCTGTTCTCTACTTCCCAGATAAATGGTGTAGCTCCTATAGAAACTGATGCACCTGTCTCATCAACAGGATTGTCTAGTTCTATTGTACCAAACAGTACACGTACACGCTTTATTTGTTTAAGTAAATCCTGCATTTTTTCAGGTAATGACTTAAAATCCTGTATGTATCCTGCAGCTTTACCACAGTTAAATCCACCATCATTATCCTTCAGATCAATGTTAAGATTGTCTGCCATGATAGTTTTAATATACCTATTCGGTGTAGTATCTGTCTTCATTACAAAACGCTTGTACATAAATCTTTGCATGTAAGGTCTTATAGTAGCTGTATCAGAGTAGTATGTTGGCCCATCTGGTATGTCCAACTTATATGTACCACCACTTACAACTTCTACGTTGACCATTTTACCATTAACTTCTGACCTACCCATGATAGGTGCATGGTTAATACGCACACGAGCCAGTGCGTCTGCTTTTTCTTTATTAGATCCTGTATCCATAACCATGCCCATAGCCTTTGCCATTGCTGCATAGTCCTTAGTATTTATATTTGCTACTTCATTCATTTATTTCTCCTTTTGTATACTGTAAGGTTTCTAGTTATATCATGCCACATCTTTTGTGTCAAGCCAATTATCTCCTATTTTTGCTTCTAATAATAATGGCACGTTAAAGTCTATATTCCATCTACTATTTATTATATTTATTAAGTTATCGTTCGTTGCTTTTACTATTCTTATTACCTTATCTGTTTCATCTGGATGTACATCAATAACAATACTATCATGCACTGTATTTACTACACAACTTTGCATAGAGTTTTTCTCCAGTAGCTTATCTATGTATATCAGAGATATAGGTACGATGTCAGCAGTTGCAAAGGATTGAACAGGATAATTCTTTATCTGTGTGAAAAATGTCACACTTCCATTACGTCTACGCTGTACATTAGGCCATGTAAATTCTCGTCCAGATGGTGTTTTAATTCTACCTGTACTTAATATCTCACTTGCTAATCTTTTATGCCATTCAGATATACCTTTATACTTAGTTGTAAACTGTTTATAGTAGGCAGCTTCTGCTTCTGTTCTACCAAACCCACTTGCACCATACAAAGGAGCAAACGTATGTGCCTTGGCCTCTTGTCTAGACATAGGCTGACCTGCATCACTAATAACTTTAGCTGTATAACTATGCACATCAAAGCCTGTGGATACTTCTTCTATAGCTACCTTGTCCTGACTAAGGAATGCAGCTACACGAAACTCTAGCTGTGCAAAGTCTGCTTCCATGATCTGTCCACCTTCCCATCGTGATACAAATACTTTCTTTACTGGAAATGTACCACCTCTAGGCATGTTTTGCATGTTAGGATTAGCACCCGACAGCCTACCTGTACCTGTTCTATGCTGTAGTAATTGAACATGTAGCATACCATCGGACTTAATATGTGTAGATATACCTTCAACAAAGCTAGATAAATATGTATCTAGTGCTGATAATCTTCTAACACGTTGCAAGAATACCACAGCATCTTGAAAGTTACGTTCTCTGGCATTTGTCTCTAGCTTTATAAGATTGTCCTTACTTGTACTAAATCCATGTGCGCTTACCCAATCAGGGTTAGGAGCTATAAACTTCAAACCTGCTATCTCTTTAGTATCTGTAAATAAATAACCTTCGGCCTTACACTCTAAACACTTACTAGTATTAACAAAAGGCTTACCATTCTTTTTAGTTCTACGTACCTTACCTGTACCCTTACAACTAGTACACTGTCTTGCCTTCTGTTTATATAACACAGATGATTTGTTTTTTATAACTGATTTAAACTCTGAGTCAGTAAATCTAGGTTCAAACGAGTTAGCCCACATAGGTTTGTCATGTGGCTTTCTACTATATATAATCCACGATAATTGTTCAGGACTATTTAGATTAATTGGTCTATCTCCCATCAATTCATGCACTTGAGACTGTAATTTTGTTAATAACTCCTGTTTTTCCTGTTCAAACTCCTTACGTACCTCTTCTAATGTATCTGTATTAACATTAAAACCTCTCTGATATATACGTGCAAGCTGTACACATATCTGATTAGTTAATTTAGTAGTAGATTCTAATCCTTTATCTTCTTGGCTTAGTTTGTAGTCTAACTTCTTATATAATTCCATAGTTGCATGTAAATCTGCTGATAAATACTGTGATAACTCTGCGTGAGGTATATCTCTAGTTGTATATCCCTTATTAAAGTAATCTTTTAGTGTACCCATCTTCTGTGTATCACACTTATATCTTTCGGCTAGATATTCAAGGCTTAAAGGTTCTTTCTGTCCTCTTTGTATGATGTATGCACCTAACATGGTATCAAATATCTCACCATTGTAGGTAAAACCTGACTCCCATAGCCATGTTAAGTCATGCACTGCATTCTGCATCACCAAGAGGTGGGTATCATCCAGAATGTTCTGGACAATACTTCCACCCTCAGTGGTAGGTTGTTGCTCACTGTGATCAAACGTAATAATATTTTCTCCAGAGTGATTTAACATGCCTACCATAGTCAATGAGTTTTCTGATTCAAAAGGATCAAGCATAAGCTTATTGTTACGTTTAATAGTAGTATTTTCTACATCTAAAACTGTTACAACTTTCATTTCATTTCCTCTATCTTTACCACAATATAACTATCAAGTATATCTCGTACCATTTGTGGGCCATGAGCAAACAAAGTTATACTTTCTGTATCATGCTCTGCATTTATCTCATACTCCACGTAGTATTTAATCCTTGGTGATTTTAACATCATGTAACTTCTCCTCATGTCTTTCCATATATTTAACAGCATTCTTTATTGTTGTCAAGTCATCTCTAAATCCACCTAAACCATCGTTACAGTGTTTACATATGTATCCACGAAACGTATCTGTATCGTGGCAATGATCTAACACCCATGTACCTAAAAGTTTTTGATTGTATTTATTAACCTCATCTATCTTTCTTATACAAATAGGACATGCATAGTCTTTATCCTGTGGGTATATATTTTTCTTTCTTAGGTCAGAAATTACTCGCCTATGCCCAGAACTACATGATTTACATGTTCTCTTTACTTCTGCATTCTCTGTATTCTTATAACTCATTTGTTGAAAGTTACTGAGTGGCTGTCTTATATCACATTTTATACATACATAACCATCCTCATTAATCTCTTGGACAATTTCTAAGTCAAACAACTCACCCTGACTCATACTTCGTACCTTGCTGTCCTGTAGTTCAGTTCACAATGAACTATACCATGCCACCCTGATAGTTTATTCTTTACTACGTTTAGGTGACGCTGTGTATCCTCTTCTTCCTGACCTTCTACAGGTGGATTCTTTGCTATGAGTATCATTAGGTCAGCTTCAGCAGCTTTACCTGTACGTGATCCTTCCATCATAGCCTGATTCAATACAACCTTGTTCTCTGCATCAGCAGATAGCTGTGACATATAAAAGATAGCACATTCATGTTGCTTGGCTATCTGTCGTGCATGTATTGCATTTGCCTTGAGTGCTTCATCTGCTCTGGCAAACCCTTGTGTCCTAGCAAACTTATCACCCATATCTAGAATCACTACATCAGGTTTATATGACTTACAGATACTTTCTACCCATGCCATGTCTCGTCCTGTCGCATCTTTTACTTTTATGTTATCACTAATGTGTTGATATATATCTCTGGCCTTACTTGGATTACTTTTAACTTCCTGCATGGTCATACCTGTAGCTGCTGTAAGATATCTAGCACCAACACGATGTGTACCTTCTTCGTTACACAACACAATACACTTCGCTCCTTGCTGTGCAAAACCATTCGGCCCTGCCACTAAACTCGCATGGAAAGATGTCTTACCTGTGTTAGGTCTCGCACCTATCTCAATCAAGTGTCCTTCATTCACACCTTCTATCTTACGTGTAAGAGTCGGTATGTTAAATGTCCACTGTGCTTCCAGATCATTCTTAGCAAGTAATGTTTCAATATCCATGTCATCCCACTCAATGTTTAGGTCAGGCGTAAAGTCATCACCATACTGTTCAAGTATATTTCGGATTGGCTCAAGATTATACATACTACCATTGACCATTTCAAAACCAATGTTGGCTATGTCTTCTCCAACTACTTGTTGAAACAGTTTAGACAACACTTCCTGTGCCACATCGCCACCCATAGGTGATTCTTTCTTGACTTGGTTAAACAACGAACTGTAAGCATTCTTTTGTGCTGTTGTTAACTGTGCATTATTTGACATAAATAATGCCTCAACTTCAGCAGGTGTTACAGTACGTTCGTATCTCTCCATAGCTGCATCTATGGTATGTTTAATTTTACGTACATCTTTACTGAACAAACGATCTGGGCAACGTGCGCCACGATGATCATCATAAAAGCCTCTGTCCATGAGGCTACGTATTAAAGATAGTTCCATTTTATACTCCTAATGCTGTTAGTTTTTCAATGTCGTTAGGTTTTTTATATTTTAGATCGTCAGTTAGTCGTAAGGCAAGTACATTATTTACATAGCCTCGTAGTTCTTTCGTAAATTGTAGCGTCTTTGGTAGTGCGTCAGGGTCAAGAGCTATTATTGCTGTTGAGAACTGTGATAAGAACCTCTTGTGTCCTTCGGATAGGGATGTACCCAACACAGCGACCCCGACATATACATCACCACCTACAAATGCAGCACTTATACAGTCCTCAACAACTACAGCGACTTTACCATTACCATGACTATAAGGCAAGTCGCTTTTACCATATCGTTTCCATTTTGGTAGTCTATGTGTGATACTTCTGCCACTAGCATCTATCATCACACCCGATTTAACCACAGGAAATACGACACGATTCTCCTTTACATCATACAACAAACCCAACTCATCAGGATCTAAATCCCACTCAGTACAGAATGGTTCTATAGCTTGATTATCTTTTACTAACCATTCGGGCTTACTAAATTGTACTTCTTCTACTTCTCTAGTTGTACGACTAAAGTATTCACGTATATCATTCTTACTTAGTTGTACCTTTATTCTTCCACCTTTGTGTAAGTTACAGCTATTTCTATAACACCTATACAATACAGTACCCATGTCATTTGTAACTGAGAACTCTCTCTTATTACAAGAAGGACACTTAACTCTTACACTTTCTCCCACTGTAAGTGATAAATCATTTATATAATTATTTACATTCATAGTGTATCACTTTCTTTGTTACTACTTCGTAGATTTTAAACTATCTGTTCTCTGTGTCAAGGCATTATTTGCACTGAGATATGTATGTTTCATATATGGTTGCACAGAAGACACATGTGTATGTCCTGTCACTGCCATTACTTGTGGCAATGGTACTCCTGCATCCACCATTTGTGTCACTCCTGTCCTTCTCAAGTCCATTAATCTTAGTGTCTCAGGTAACATGGCTTCACGCATGATAGCCCTTCCATTTTTAGATAGTCGCTCTAAAGGATAGGGTCTAAACACACCCTGTATGGGGCTAGGATGAGGTGCTACGTACCTTTGAAAGCCGAAGTCTTTGTGTTGATCTTCTAACATGCCCAATAAGTCCTCTGAAATGGGTAAAAATACCTCTGCTCTACGCTTACTTTGTTCAAGGTGTAACTGCTTATCTTCCCAGTGTATATTATCCCATTCTAGTGTCCTCATGTCACCTAATCTTTGACACCATTCATATGCCATTTGTATAATCAGACCAACATTACGATACTGAAACTTAGAATATGCAACATCAAGAAATTTACGTACATTATCCTCTGTCCATACAACCTTTCTCTTTTTTACTGCCTTACGTTTTATATTAGAGAATGGATTTAGTATGGCGTGTTCCATCTCAATCGCATAATTAAATACACGTGATGCACAGGTAGCTGTGTGATTTGCAAGGCTCACACCACGCAAAACCCACTCTTCATATATACCCTTGGCAACCTTTGTTGTTACATTTTTATATTTAACTGTGCCAATTTTGTCACACACTATACTTAGGAAGTATTTGTAATCCACTTTAGTTGTATCACGTAACATATTGAAATCATTAGACATATAGTATAACTCAATCAAATCTTTTACTGTACTCTTTTCTGTGATTACAAATACCTGCGACTGTGTGTCACGCCACTCATCTATTGCCTTGTTGTCTTCACGTACAAGTTTACGCACCTCTTGCAGGTCAGTGCCAAAGGTTTTTCTGGTCACTACACCTGCATCAACAAGGTTTTGAGGTGGGTTGTAACGATACTCCCCACTCTCTCTTTTTTGTACATATCTTGGTAGTTTAATCATGCTACCTCAAGAAACTGTGGTGTACTGATCCACTTGGATACTTCTTGCTCACGTGCAAACATACTCACAGCCTGTGTATCATTACCTGTATTACGTAGGCTGAAACCATTACGCTCGTCAGCATAGGAAGCATAGTTAGTGAACGCACTGTACAATGCGAACTTATTGTGACCACGTACACCTGCCTCTTGCATATACAACTCATACATCTTCTTAGCTTTACGCTCTGACTTGATGATGTCCTCAAGCAATTTGTTTACACTCACATATGTCAGGTCAGTGTCAGCCCATAGCTGTAGCTTCTTACCTTGAGTATCAAAGTCTGTCTTAGCTTTGGTCAACTCATGCTGAAAGCCTGACAGTGTGAAGCCTGATGTATTCTTCTTACGCACCTTGTCGTAATCACCAGTGATCATACCATTCGTGCAGAAGAAATCTATTGCACCAAACCATGTGGCAGGTGAGGCTGTACCATCTATACCATGCACAGCTATCAATCTCTGTGATATTTCAGTGGCATGTTTAGTTGTATGAATAGTTGTCTTGATCTTAGGTAATGTGACATCAAGCATAGTCCATCCATTGTTACGTGCTGACTTAAAGTTTACACTCGCATCCTCTAGGTCAGATGCAGGTAGGTCATTGGACATTACATCCCATACACTACGATAGAAATCACCATGACTTCTAGCTGTAGCACCTTCACCTATGATTGCAATAGGCTTACCTGTCTGCGTGTTGATGACATACTTCTTATCTGCAACTCTGGTAGGTTCAAAGTCTACATCAAAGTCTAGGTCATATGGTACGTCTAGTTCTTTTGTTAAATCAAATGGCATTATATATTCTCCTTTGTTATGGCAACTGTGCCTTTGTTATATCACTACTTGATGATACAAGATAGCAATAAATTTCTTTTGTTATATCTGTGTGGCTACTATGCAACAGCTTGCAACCATTCAGGCATGGCTCTGTTCTTGTTCCATCTAGCAAAGCCCATCTTGTCACGCTTGTAGAATGCACGATAGGCTTCAACAGGATAGTTCTCCTCTGTCTTACAGTCATCATGCCCACTAAAAC